TTGATAGCGCCTGATCTCCAACCGTGCTAGTTAGGGTGTCTAGTCGTGAAGCCGACGATGTTCCATCTGGAAATACTTCTGCAGTCACTACGCTCAGCGCTGCAGCTGTCGCAAGTCGCGCGGTACCGTCTGTGTTGAACACCTCGGCTGCAAGCCCGTCGATGCGGCTCGCGCTCGATGTGCCATTAGGGAACACCTCGGTTTCGATGGTGCTCAGGGCAGAGGCTGTAGCAAGCCGCGACGTGCCGTTCGGGTTAAACACCTCAGAGGTAAGGAGATCAATCCGGCTGGCTTGAGAGGTCCCATTGGGGAATACCTCAGCCTCGATCAGGCTCACCGCCGACGCCGTAGCCAATCGAGAGCTACCGTTCGGGTTGAAAACTTCAGCCGTCAAAGTATCCAGTCGGCTGGCATTTGCCGTGCCGTCTGGGAATACCTCGGTGATGACTGTGTTCAATGCAGACGCAGTCGCAAGGCGGCTCGAACCATCCGCGTTGAACACCTCTGCGCTCAACAGGTCGATCCGACTGGCATTCGCCGTCCCGTTCGGGAAGACCTCCGCTGTCACGGTGTTCAGTGCAGAGGCGGTAGCAAGACGCGAGCTGCCGTCACCGTTAAATACTTCAGCGGTCAGCAGGTCAATGCGACTCGCGCTCGCGGTTCCATCGGGAAACACTTCCGTCTTGAGCAGCTGGGCGATGTTGGATGTCGCCACGACGCCGGTCGTTTCGTTGTTGACCGTAGATTCCAGTGTGTCCAAGCGACTGGCAGAAGCCGTTCCGTTAGGGAACACCTCTGTCTTCAGCTGGCTCGCGATTTGAGCTGTAGCGTTGACGCCATTGACCGGGTCATCGACCGTGCTCTTGAGCGCAAGAATGGCTTGCGCAGAAGGTGACGTACTGCTCGGATCGATCAGGTTGATCTGCGTGATTGACGAGAAGTTCGCGCCGGTCAGGCTAGCCAAGCTGTTGTACTGACCAACCAGCTGCCAGTACGTCGTATTCGTGGGCACGTTACCGGTCGTCGTAACCTTCGCCCGATAGATGTAGCTGAGCCCAAGGACCGTGTAGCGGGCTAGGTCCCCCGCGACATATGTGATGGTCGGGCTGTACTCGCCAATGTTCTCGACGGCGTCGATCTGCGCTTCGAGATCTTCCTTTGCGGCGTTGATCGCATTGGTTCGATCTATGATCTCAGTGTTGATAGCCGCGGTGCGATCCGCCACTTCTTTGCTGATGCGAGTGACGTTCGCGCGGGTCTGGTCGAAAGCGCTGTCTATTCGCGTCGCAAGATCACGAGACAAGCTGCTCTCAAGGATCTGCCCCTCGATAGCGGCAATCAGGACCGCAGGGTCGATGCCCGTCGTTACCTCGGTGCCGAACGAGCTGTTCCATGCGGACTTTATGCCCGCTGCAGAGACCGTCCTGACCCAGTAGTAGACCGTACGGTTCTCGCCCACCACGTCCGTGAAGAACTGGCTGGTCGAGGTGCCGATCAGCGCGGCAGCCGACAGGTCGTTCGAGAAAGCACGCCACACTTCCCAGTACGACTGGTTCGGGAAGCCCGACATGTTCCACGACAGGAAAACAGTGTCGAAAACAGCTGTTGCCTTGAGTTCCGTGGGCGCAGGCGGAGGCGTCAGGTCTTTCGTCGGGTCGTACAGCTCAGGGATCCCGCCGTCGAGCAGCGTCGATCGCACACGAACTGGTGTGCTGAGCAGGCTTGATGCACTACCGGTTGTGTCTGTCTGAACCACGCCCAGTGCTTCGAGGTCACGGAATGTGACCCCAGCATCGAGCTGGTCACCGCGGCGACCGACACGGACCTCCAGTGCCTCTTTGAGCGCACCGACGACTTCTGCTGCGTTGGTCCCGTCGAACTCTGGGATATTCGGCAGCTTCGTCGTCATAGGTTCTTCAGCTCCCACGCAGACTGCGCCAGAGCCACGCCCGTTACGTCACTGGTACCTGTGATCTCCACGTACCACTCGCGGGCGAGGAAGCCCGAGTGCAGGCGGAACGGGTTCGAGCTGGTGACCGTGTACGTGCGCTCCGTGCCGTCCGCAGTGACCTTGAGGGTGACCGGGTACGTGTTGGCAATCACCTGACCAAACGACATGTTGATCGGTGACGGCAGCGCGGCGATCTTCGAGATCCAGCGGTACGTGCGATTGCTGTTGCCAGCGAACAGAGATTCCAACCCGCTTGCCGTGAGGACGTACAGGTTGTCGTCCTGCACCACACGGTGACCGGCGTAGGCGACCACGTCGGTTTCGCACCACGTAGCCGTCTGTCCGGTGGGGTCAAAGATGAACATCTTGACCGCGCTGTTCACCGTGCAGAAACCGAGGTAGCGGTTTTCGTGCCAGTAGCCGTGGATGCTCGACGGGTTGTACGCCTGCCACTGTGCTTGGCTCAGGACGCCCGCCGTGAGTACACGCGCACCGCCGGCGCCTATCATCACCAAACCGTCCGGAGAGGCGTAGATGATCCCGTTCTCGGTCTCCACGATCGATCGCTTGGACACACACGCCTGTTCGAGCGGCAGCTTCTGCACCGTCATGGACTTCGGGTCCACGCCAGTCACGATGTACGGATGCGCCTTCGTCAGGATCGCAGCCGACTGACCGAATACGCCCATGCCGACCACCGGGAACTCCACAGTCAGGCGAGCGCCGGCGGGCCATGCGCTCGGCAGGTAAGGCTCAGAGAAGCAGATGGTCTTTTCCTGAGACCACCCGATGGCGATTCCATTCGCCATTAACCGCAATCCCTGCAGATCGGATGGCGGCTGTAGCCAGTCCGTGGACGGTAGGACTTCACCAAGGGATGCCTGCGGCACGTTGTCCTGCGTCGAACTCACGCCGATGAGGACTTCCTTGACGAACTGAAAGCTCGTCGCGGCATTGCCCGTGGCGCTGCGATACAGGTAGATCTTGGTGACGTTGTAGTTGCCAGTGGGAGCCCCGGAGATATTGGAAACAGTGACCGGGGATTCTGGATCGATGTCGACGGATTCAGAGGGTTCGCTCGGGGGACCTTCCTCGCCGTACTCGGTAACGTATGTGTAGACATACACCCGGGTCTCGGCATTGCGAGTGGGCTGGAGGTTGCCTGAGGCGGCGAAGGGTTGATCGGGAGGAGTCAGCGCGTCCGGATTGGTGGGCGCTGCGCGGGAGGCGAGACTCGCGGTGGTTGCAGAGTCCGTGTAGGTGGTCTGGCTGGCTGGCAGCTCGATGACGAGCTTGTAGTTCGCCTCGGTCACCGTGAAGGTGCCTTCGCTGCTGACCGTGACGTTCTGGCGGTATATGCGCTTCTTCTCGGCGCCCTCGGGGATCTCGCCACCGTGGACGAGCTTCACCCGAGAGGTGCCGTCCACTACGCCAATAAAGCCGCTGCTGTTCGACAAGGGGCTTTCATAGCCCGTCTCGTCGACCCAACTGACGGCGTATACGCGCTTCTGAAGGTTGGCGTCAGGCACGTTGACCGTCGACTCGTCGTCGATCTCCAGCGTCGCCGTAGGAGCGAATACGGGCTTCGGTGGGACGTCCGCCGCACCGGTGGGTATGGTGGGCGCGCTGGTCAGGTCAGCGTCTAGGGCGTCGTCCTCGTACTTGGTCTGCGTCAGGGGGATCGTCGCCACCCGGCGGTAGACGTCATTGACCTTGCGGTAGATGCGCTTCTGGGTGACAGCCGACTGACCGTTGTCGTCGAGCGGGAGTCCAGACAGGGTGACCCGAGCGAGGATACGCTTGGAGATATTCGCCGATCCGGCGCTAACAGCTGTTGCCCCCCTGTCGAAGGTCAGCGTTCTGCCGTCAGGGATGGTCAGGACCTTGAACGCCCCACTGACCCCGACGACAACCAAGTAATCGTTAAGTTCAAATTCGTGTGAGTTGGTGAACGTCACCGTGACCGTCGTCCCAACGACAGCAAGGGTCGCCGGGTACAGACCGAAGTCGTAGTGGTTCGAGAGGACCGTGGTCTTCGCCGTGACGCCGAGCGCGGACTCTTTGGTGCCGGCAGCATTCAGGAAGGTGACAGCGTATTCGCGCGTCTGGGTGGTCGCATCGGACACTACGGCGCCCGTGGCGATCGGCGTGTTCGCAGGCTTAGGCAGTCCGAGGCGATAGTACTGCGACGGGTACGGCGCATTCCCGCCAGCGACGAACATCTTGGGTCCGTACTTGGGGAAGCTGTCGCCCGTCCAGTACACGCGATCGTACTGGTCTTCCAGAATGGGAGACTCAATCACATCCACTTCCGTGGTCCACGACATCCACTTGGTGTTGTTCAGGACCGGGTACAGCTTGCGGACGTTCGCTGCAACGAACTGTCCGACCGTAATAGCCGTGCTGCCGTTGGTCTTGTACGGCACAAGGGCGCCCGATTGCAGGCGCGCATTGAGGGCGTACTGAGCCTCAGCGTCGTTGAGCAAGCGCGGGTCGACCAGTGGTCGCATCCCGGCGAAGCCTTTGAGGACGAGCGCCGCCATTACCAGAGGTCCTTGCGAGCCCAGTGGTTCGCGCTGAACTTGTCGTCCTTGGTGAGCTTGCCATCCTTGTTACGGATGCCACCCGAACGCTTGAGGTAATTCTCGCGGCGCTTCTCGCTGCCGTGCTGGGTGTAGTCCTCGTAGCCACGAAGACCGTACTTCACCAGCTTCACATCGTCGCCCTTCTTGGCGAGGACCATCTTTTTGGCGCTGTCACCGGCGGGGGCTTTCTTCGGCTTGTTGAAGCCGTCGAACGTGTGACCCCGATAGACCAGCTTGCCGCCTTCGCGCTTGACGTCTTTCGCTTTCATCGCGTCCTCGTAGAAAGAAGAAGCCCCACCGGAGTGGGGCTCTTGTTACTCAGCTTTCGCAGCTTCCTTCGGCGGCTCAGCGGGCGGTGCCAGCTGGACCTGCGCCTGTTGCTGCAATTTGTTGATCAAACCAGCGACCGCCTCGAACGGCTGCTTGGCGAGGGCGGCAACCAGTAGGTTCCCCTCCTCCATCGTGACTTCAAACTTCAGTGTGCTCACACATACCTCCGTGGATGGTTCCGTACGTACCGGTATTGTTTAGTTTACCGGACGGAAGCAGGAATTCCCCTGTGTTTGTGCGTTAATAGACCAGAACGTGGTTCGCGTAGAACCGGGTATTGCCGAACGTGTAGACGGCGCCCGGATACACGATGCGCTCGATCTTCACGATCTTTTTGGGGCTACCAAGTTCGTTTACGACACTATCCCCAAGCTCGACGACCTTCGCGAGACCCATGTCCTTGTACTCGGGTACCGGGACGAGAGACGCATATCCCTTACCGAGGATGTACAGCGGATGCTCCTCGGATGCTTTGAGCGTAGAGCCGTCCTCAAAGGTGTACTGGTACATCGGGCGCTCGGTACGGACGATGACCTCGGTCACCGGCACGGCGACATTGGTCTTGAGCTCCTCGCTGTACGTGAGGATGAAGTCGCCAACCTGCACTTCGCCGATCGCCCTGAGCGAGCCGTCGCCCATGAGGATCAAAGTGTCTGGCGTGAAGCAACAGAACGGGCATCCCGTGTACTCGGTCTCCAGAAAAACCCGCCAATACCGGGTGTTGCTGCCCGAAGTCGCGTTGACCTCGAACTCGGCGATTCGATATGCATTAAAGCCAGTACCTAGGACGAAATTCGCTGTATTGCCTGTCCCGCTGCCAGACGCGACCAGCGTGCTTCCGTCAACCTGACCGGCGCCAAATTGACCGGACACTCGGGTCCATGTCCACGAAGCGGACTGGGTGCAGGAGATGGAGCGCTGCGCAGTGCCGCCAGCTTCACCATAGAAATAATCCTGAATCAAAACGCGGCTGCTGGACGACGTACTGCCATCAGGGCTAAACGTACCGCCTGACGGCGGGACGCTTTTGCCATAGAAATCACTAAACGCAATCGTCCCACTTGGGAATGTACCGCTGGAGTGTGATGTCCCGCGATACGAGTTCAAGTCATTGCCTCGACCAAACTCCGCGTTGATCTGCGACATGCTAATTGCGCCGGATGACTGCAATGGCATAACGCTACCTTACGACGCCCACGGGATCGGCTTGGTCTGCATTGCAGCCTCTTCGATCATGCGGGCAATGACGTTAGCGATGTGCTCCTTTGCGTGAATCGTTGACCGGCTTTCGTCGATCCAAGCGACCACCTGCTCGCGCGACAACGACTCGAAAGGCGTGAAGGTCGCGGGAGTCGCATCGGGCAACCGCACCGTTACGGGAAGGTGGAACGTCACGTCTCCGTCAGCGCCCCACACGTTCACATCGATCTCGCGCACCACGTCAGACAGCGCGCCCTGTGAAGCGACGCGCAGACCGTTGATGGCGTACGTGTATGTGACAGCCATGCGCGGCTCCGATTAGCGAACCGGGGCGGGAGCGGCGGGCTCAGTCGGCGCGGGCGCCCACGGCAGCGGCTTGGATTCCATCGAGAGCTTCTCTACTTCCTTGGCGACCACGTAGGCAATGTGCCCCTTGATGCCGTCGAGCTGCGGGGACTCAGCGATCCACGCAATCATCTGCTCCTCAGTGAGGCTGTCGAACGCCGTGAAGCTGTTCGGGTCAGCGTCTTCGAGCTTAACCTGCGTCGGCAGGTCAAACTTCGCAGCGCCGTCCGTGCCAGTCACTGTGACGTCGAGTTCCTTGACCACGTCGGTCAAGCCAGCCTGCGACACCACACGGGCGCCATTGATCTTGTAGGTATAAACAAGTGCCATGTCATTCTCCTCAGTGAAGTCTTGATTTCAACTCGGCGAGCTCGCGCTTGAGTGCGACCAGCTCTTTCGCAAGCTCCACAGCGGATGCCATGGCGGCGTTGCCGTACGAGACGGACAGGGTGCCCATTTCGTCCGCAGCCTTGGTGATCGCCTCAGGCAGAACCGCTTGCAGCGATTGCGCAGAGACACCGACCTGCGTAATTCTCTCGCCGTCCGTACGGTCGTAAATACCGACCTTTACCGCAGCCAGTCGCTCGACAAAGCTTTCCGGCATTGGGCGCCAGTTCGTCTTTAGCCGCTCGTCCGAGTACGCCGTCACGTTGCCGGACGCTTTGATCGAGTAGGACATACACGATCCGAAACCGCCGTTGATCAGCACCAACATGCCGTGACTATCAAGGTTGCCAGCAACGCCGCCTGCAGACGGGTAAGACCAAGCCATACCGTAAAGATTTCCGGCGCTTGTTCCGTCTGCCGGCAGCTTGTAGCTGTCGCCCATAGCGAACACGCCTTGATAGCGGGTCGATGAGTAAACGCCAACGATGCCGTTGCCGTAGTTGTCGTCGATGTAGAAGTTGCCGTTCGCGCGCGTGGCGCGAGCTGCCGTGATGTTCCAGCTTCCGCTTGCTCCGGACCCTGTCAGCGATGGTGAGTAGCTGTTGTAGTTGCCGGCATCGAGAACGGTGCATTCGGTTCCGCCGCCATACGTGCTTCTGTAGACGTATAGATATCCACTTGCCCAGCGATATTTCCAACCGTAGCTGTTTGCGTGCCAGCCAACGGTGTTCCCATCGGTTCCGCACATCAATGAAACGTTAGTATTGGCAGCGTCAAACTCAAGACCACCCCAACCGTTGCGGCTGCCATTTATTCTCCACGGACCGTAGGACGCATTGTTTGGATAGAAGTGCGCGTTATTGATCGTAGAGTAAAGCCCGCTGGCGTTAGCGAATTCAATCCATTCGTTGCTGTAATTCCTACCGGTGGTAGTCCAGCCGGGGCTGATTGTTAGGCGACCGGACATTGTTCCGCCAGATAGCGGAACGGCGTAGCTGCTGTAGTTGGCGGCGTGCAAAACTTGATTGCCAGCCTGAGTAATTGCGCCGCCTGCGTTGAAGCTGGCTGGCGTACGAAGCGCACGGAGATCGCCGGTGACGCTCGTGAACGATTCGGTCGTAGTCTGCGTCGCAGACCAGTTGCCGACCATATCCATGACGTTGTCGTAAAAACTGGCATTGTGGATCTTACGAAGCACGATCGTGCCGTATTCCCACGTCGATCCTGACGTGCCGAATACGACGCAGAACCGTCCGTCCTTCACGCCGAGGCGAACTTCTTTCCCGCACTGCCCGATGACGTTCGCGCTGACGTTGTACCAGCTAGTACTCCAGTTGTGACCGCCAACGATGACTGTCGATACAGCGTTTCCGTTGTACTCGTAAATGTCGAACACCATGTGAATCATGCCGTAGTTCGACGTGGTTCCCGGCAGGTAGAAGATGACCATGCCGGTTGAGGTGCTGCCCGCGCTCCAGTTGACGTTTGGTCGCGCGATATTGTTGCCCTGCTCAAAGTGAGAGCGGAGCGTCATGTTGCCTTGGTTGCTGATCGCGGCGACGTTGCCGAGCGTTTCAACCTCTCTGAATATCCAACCGCGATTCGCGGTGGAGTTCATCGTGAAGTATGTAGCCCAGTCAGCAGACACAGCGCCGTACGTGCCGAAGTTTACGGTCTGCGCGAAATACAATCCGTACGTCGGCGAAGTCGGCGATCCGCTGTACAGATTGATTCCGATACCGGCTGCTGACCCTGAGTTGACGGTGATTCCGCTTCCCGCGTATGCAGCCTGCGACAGCGTAATCGCGCCGCTTTCAAGGGATAGAAGGGGCTGCGAGCCATACCCGTAGCGGTCGAAAACAAAACGACTCGCGCTGAAGGTATGTGTTCCGCTGCTCGACGTCGAGATCGACGACCACGAATTTACGTTGCCAACCGTGCCGCCGTAGTAGATCGTCCCCGTAAGGTGCGTCGTTCCCTGCACACCAAGGTTGGCGTCTGTGTTGGTCGAGCCGCCAGCGGTAATTTGCGATGCCCGAATTGCGCCACTTACTGTGCCGCCGCTCAGCGGGAGTGCGTAGCTGCTGTAGTTACCAGCATGAAGCAGCGTATTGGAGCCGCCTTGGAGGAGTACCCCATCGCCACGAATGACAAAGTTGATGTCACCGGAGTCGGCGTTGCCGTCCTTAAAGACGATGGATTCCCCTCCAGACGTCGCAATGACAAGTCCGGCAGCACCGGTTCCGGTGTTGGCGAGGCTCTTGATGAACCCGCGCATCGAGTTCGCGCCGTCGCTGAACGTCAGCTGGTTCGCGGAACGGAATTCGACCTGCCCTGTGAGTTGACCGCCGCTTAATGGCAAAGCGTAGCCGCTGTAGTTCGCGCTGTGCAGCACCTGCTTGAACGAGTTCCACGTGTTGCTGTCCGTCTTATTGCGGAATTCAAATGTCCCGCCGTAAGTGACGTGCAGCTGCCACGGACCGACAGAGCCTCCTGCGTTGAACGTCAGAATCGCGCTGCTATCACCCGTGTTATTACGGGTATAAAAGCCGTTCGACGTTGCAGAGTCCTGATTCGCCTGTGCGACAGACCCGCGATAGATCATCCAGTCGGCGTTATTGGAGAGGTTACTCGCAGTTGCGGCGTTGCCGGTAATAGAGATTCCCCACGCCCCGCTCGCGCCGCTACCCGTAAGCGACGGGGAGTACGAGGTGTAGTTGCCGGCGTGGAGTACTTGGTTACCGCCTTGCTGAAGCGAGCCGCTAGAGACGTTTACGGCGCTACCGGAGACTTGCAGATTCGCGCTTGACGAGCCGAGATTTATGGCTGCGTAGCTTCCCGCATCACGGTCGTAGGCATACACAAAGCCTTGACCGGCAGATATGCCGATCTCAAGAGCAAGACCGGTAGCAGAGCCTGTTGCGGGCGAGTTGTACCAGCCGCGAGCACGAATCTGACCTAGACTGTTGAGTTGATTTGCGGCGTTGTACGGCGTGTAGCCGAGCGCAGTCGTGACGTCAGACGAGCTCAGCGTGACCGCCCCGGTGCGCGTATTGAAGCTCGTTACGCCGCCGTCGATCTGAATGTTCCCAGAGCCGAGCAGCGAGTTTCCGTTCACCGTCTTAATGGACGTGCCGGAGACAAGCGTCGTCTGGTACGTGCTCGCTGCCGTGGAGCTCGTCAGGTACGGAGACAGCGCCGAGCTGGTGATGTATCCGCTGTCGTTCGTGAACGAACTGACGTTCGTGGGCGCCGTGTAGCTGAACACGCCGGTCGTGCTGTTGTACGACAGCGAACCTGACGCACTGACGGAGCTCCGGGCACGCGCGGTCGTGAAGTACAGATTCGTACTGCCTTCAGTCACCGCATCGGTGCTGCCCGGGGAAGCCGAGATCTCCACGTACGCCGAGCCTGACCATCGATAGGTCTTGTTCGTGTCGAGTACGACGTAGATCTTTCCTGTCTCGCCCGTTCCCGGGAGTGACAGGAAGTTCGCAGCCTCCACAACATCGTCGACATAGGACGGCAGCTGTGTAGATGGCACTTTACCGGAGCCATCCAACGAGGCGTAGCCACCAGCCACGCCCTTATTCGAGGCGGACTCCTTCTGTCCCAGCTCTGTATTGAGATTGCTGAAGTTGCTATCAACCTCAGCATTGGACAGCGGTGAACCCTTTTCGGACCGGAGAGTAATGCTTGCCATGCTGCTTCCCTAGCGACTAATGACGGGGTGGAAGGGCGTGGGTCTCACGCCCGCCAAATCACACTGCAGAGAGCGTGATCGTCCACGTAACCGTGAGCGCGTCGTCAGCAGCCTTGTTCACCACCGGGAACACAGTGCGGCAGAGCATGTCGCCAGCAGACGCATCGTTGAAGATGCCCGCCTCGGTCACGGCACCGGTCGCGTCGCCAGCCTCAAAAGAAGCGACGTACACAACCTTCTCGTTGTTCGTGCCAGCGATCGTGGTTGAGTCGAGCGCCTCACGTGAGCCGAGCAGGCTAACGAGATCCGTCTGACCCGCAGCCGCGGCGGTCGTGCCCGAGCCGAGACCCATGTGGGACATGACACCCTTCGAGGTACCAACCATGCGGCTGATGATGTACGCCAGACCAGCGTTGACGACGAGGTTGTCGACGTCCCGCTCATCCTTGACGTTGCCGTCTTTGTCGCGCAGAACGATGCTCAGGCGACCCTTCACCTTCAACTTTTCAAGACTGTTCATTTATAACCCTCACATCAAGTGAATGAACGAGAACTTCCAACGTAGTCCTCTGCGAAATACGAGAAGTCGCAGTACCCCTGCGATCGCAGCGTTCCCGAACTGCCGATCGCAACGGAGTCAAATTTGCCGAGCTCGGGAGCCAGTACGCTGGCGTCCGACACCGTGGATGCATCTGCCCTGCTAGTGCTAAACGCTTTTGCGATCAGCTGTGATACAGCGAGCGCGTCGTTTGGCTCGCGCAGGTAGACCACGGTCAGCAAAATGGTGTCTGAGAATTGCGCCGCATCGGACGGCGCTTTGATGAATGACGAATAAATTGCGTCGGTGAGCTGCGCGGCGTCTTCGACAGACTTGCCAGCCGCCAGAGCCACGGCATCCACCAGTGCAGCGGTGTCCTCACGAACCTTTTCGTAGGCTGCCTCGTAGGCATCAGCTGCCCCGGAGCCGTCCGCTAGGACCTTGCCGAGCGCATAGTTGCTGTCGTCCGTCAGCCCCGCCCCGTCTGCGAGTCCCTTATCGACGCTGCTCGCGCGGCTGTCCGTGATGGCGGCTAGGTCAGAGGTGGATTTCTGTAAGTCCAGAGCTTTCTGCTCAATGACTTGACCCGAGTCCGCGAGCGACTTCTCGAACGCCGTAAACAGGGCGTCTAACAGCTGTCCCGTGTCAGAGAGTGCCTTAGCTACCCCTAGTGTCGAAAAGTCGACAGCTGTTGCCGTGTCGTCGAAGTACCGGGCGTAGTTGACCTGCCGGTAGAAGACATCCCCCGCCCCGGCGACGTTGCTTGTTGTCTTGAAGAAGAAGACCTCTTGGTCGTCCTCGGCAGAGGCAGCGCCGTCGATGTCGTCGGTCGCGCCGACCCCGTCGAACAGGGGCTTGCTCAGATCTCGGTAGGCGACGTCCGCGGTGACCGCAATGTCCGCCACGTTCTTGGCAAACTGGGCATGCGCCTCGTCCACCAGCTGGGCGGCGTCGGCGACGTTCTTGGTCAGGTTGACCGTGGCGTCCTCGGCGACCGTGCCGGCGTCCGTAAGCAGCTTGGCGACGCTGTTGAAGAGCGCGTCAGACAGCACAGGATCGTCCCTGAGCGCCTTGGCGAAGAAGTACGCCCGAGTCTCAGTCGCCGTCACGCCCTCCCCTAGTGCCTTCTGCAGCGCCAGAATCTGGGCATCCGTCAGGCTGGCAGCGTCCGTGGCGCTCTTGTCGAACTGAGCGACGTAGCGGTCGATCGCACCAAGGGTGTCGGCGAGCTTCTTGGAGAAGTCCTGACGCAGGGCGTCCTGCGCCGAGACCGTCTCGTCGCGCTCGATGAGAATCAGGAATAGTCCGATCTCGTAGACCAGCTTGAGGGCGGAGGCTTGAAAGGCAGCGGCAAGGGCGCCGGCAGAGGTGGTCGCGCTGATCGTCGAGGCGGTGATGACGCTCTTGAGCGTCGTCCACGCAGCGGTCAGTTTCACCCGATGTCCTCACGGACGCGGAACTTCAGCAGGTCATAGACGGTCTGGCGAGCGCCCGTGGCAGCCCAGTAGACCTCGATCTCGCCTTCGTAGTCGCCGGCGTCGACGTTCAGGTCGCCCGTCTGCCACGCAATGACAGCCTTGCCGAGCGTGGCTTCCTGCGGATTCACAATGCCCTGCCGGGAGAACAGCGGAGCCGTGCCGCCCACCTCGCGGAAGTGCAGCGTGACCGTAGCGCCGGTGAGGTCAATGACTTCCCCGGTGTTCTCGTCGGTCAGCGTGACACGCACCTGAGGGCGGGTGTCGCCCTGTACCAGCTTGATCTTCTCTGCCATGTCAGACTCCTGTCAGGCGGACGCGCAGGTCCGCGCGCGTGTGTCCACGGGATGCGCGCTGGCGAGCGACGTTGATGCCGCTATTGAACGCAGCCAATGCGAGACTCGCCGCCGGACCATTGGTCCACGGTTTGCTCGCCATGCTGAGTAATCGGTATTTCGCCCCGTGAGAGACCGTCTCGGCGTAGTCCTCAAACAGGACGTCCTCGAAGGTCTCGGCACTGCGGGTGGGCTTCAGAGCCGCCCGTACGGTCAGCCCGTTGGGCACGGTGTCCTTGGGGATCGGGTAGACCGTGAAGGTCCGCTCGTCCTTCTGGATGAACATGCGCGGGTCAGAGCGATCCTTGTCGGCGCCCGTGAACAGCGTGTTGTAGACCTCGGCGTTGTGGACGTTGTCCGGCGCCGTGGGCGTGAGCTCGACGTCCTTGTACCAAACGCGCAGCAGCCGGGTGACCAGCTGGTCGGTGGGCGGGTCAATGTCGTAGTCCGTGATCCCCTTCACCACCGTGACTGGGTCAAGGTCGCGCTGAATGATCAGCGTCTTCTCGCAGAACTCGATGAGCGCCGCGCGGATTGCCACGTCGGCGGTCACCTCGGGGCATCCCGGTACCTCGGGGATGACGTACTGATAGAAGTCGCTGAGCGTCGCCATTACGCCACCTCAAGGGTCGCGGACTTCGGCGGCGTACCGTCCATGTTCGCCACGTTCGGCGAGGTCGCGATGCGCTTGCGGTTACCAATGCCCAGTGAATTGGCAAACATCTGGTAGTGCATGCCGGCGCGCTGGACGTTCCCGGCGTACTCGGCGTCCTTGCTGAACGCGCGGTACAGGATGTAGTCGAGCAACACGCCAGCGTAAATGTCCTCGTTCTCAAGGACAGTCGTCGAGGACAGCTGTTGGTCAGTGATGTCGACCGGCGACTTGGAGTACACGACCTCCAGCTTGTGACCAGCGGTGGCAGGCGGATAGACGTAGAACGTCTTCGGGCTGCGCTCATCGAACATGAAGTGCTTCAGGTTCGTCGAGGCAGTCTCCGTGTGCCAGTCTGGGCGCTGGGCATCGAGGATCTCGCGCTCAACAATTCGCACGGAACGACCCACCACGTCAGCGGCGGATACGTTGCGCACGGCGTCGAGGAAGCGATTGCCGTCCGAGGGGATGGTCTGCTTCGAGCCGGCTACCAGCGTCAATGTGCTGGTCGAGGAATAGATGTCCGGGCGATGAATCGCAAGCTCGCGCCGTCCGTCATTCAGGTAACGGAGCAACTCGGCTTGCGTCCAGCGCACATTCGTCGTGTCCTGCAGAATGTCACCCGCACGGGTGAGCAACTCATTCGGTGTCTGTGCCATTAGTTTCTCCGTCAGTCTGGATCGCGACTTTCTTTCTGCGAGCCTTTTTCATCTCAGGCTGCTCAGATACAAGCACCTCAGGCTTGGGATCTTCGTAGATGTCGTACTCGCCACTGTCCATGAGGACCTTGTGGTAGACGTAGACATCGCCTGTTTGCTTGTGTCTCAGAAGCATGTGATTCCTATAAAAGAAAAGGACCGGGGGAGGATGCCCTCCCCCAGCCCCGGTGCGCCTATGAATTAGGCGTAGAAGAAGCCCTCGGCAAGAGCTTCCGGCTTGATCACCTTGTAGCCGTAGACGTTCAATCCACGGACGAGGTTGCCGAAGGTCGTCTGCGAGCGCAGCGACTCCACCTTGGTCACCTGAGAGGCGAACGTGATGGCGTCGTTGGTGCCGGCATAGACGTAGGTGCCCTTCACGGTGCCCACGCCAGCGTCGCCAGCTTCGCGAGTCGCGCCAGTGGCGGTCGGGAGCAGGTTGCTGACATAGAGCGTGAAGCGGTCAACCATGCCGAGGCGACCGTTGCGGAGCGGCGACATGTTGTCACCCGAGATCGAGGCGTCCTTCAAATCGGACGTCTTGATGAGGGCGGCAAGCCACGCCGGGATCACCATCCAGCGACCCACTTCCGGCACGTTCTGCTCGTCGAGAACCTGACCCATGGCAACGATCTTCTCGATCACGTTGTCCTTGGTCAGCTTCGCGCCAGTCAAACCGCCGGTGGCGTTGCCGTCACCGAGGTTGATGTTGGCAGAGAGAGCGCCCGCGGCAGCGCCTTGGTTGGCGGCAGCAGCGGCGTTCTTCACGCCAGCGAGCACGTCGGTGTCGATCGCGATCTTCATCTGCTGAGCGGCATCGTTCGTGAAGATGTCCATCAGCTTGAGATCGCTCTGCACGTCGTCCACGTCGTCAACGACGACTTGGAAGTACTTGCCCTTGTCGATCAAGAGCTCAACCACACCGCCGGTCGGAACCTGCGAGGTCAGAGCCTGACCCTTGGTGTAGTTCGAGATGGTGATCGACGGGATCGTGCGGATCTCGACCTTGTCGCCCTGATCCTTGATCTCGCCTTCCCAGTCGTTGTTCGTGATCGACGACAAAACCGTCGACTGATAGAACTTGACCTGAAGCTTGCCAGACCAAATCTGCGGGATGAAAACGCCAGCGTAGCTGTCGCTGGTGCCCGAAGCGGCACCGTAGTAGTTGTTAGAGACTGCGAGAGACATAAATTACTCCTGTGAATGTTGTCTCTGCCGCACCTCTAGTTGGTTGCTTTATACGCTAGACGGTATTGTCTTAGCGCAAGCGTCCTTCCTTCTGTGCGGCGAAAATGTCTTGCTCAATCCTCGCCGCCTCATCCTGCGTATGAACGCCACGTCGCAGCTCGTCATAGAAACGAGCGACATCCGCGGTGGTCCACACTTTCTTGCTCGGGGGTGGCTTCGTCGCCTTGTTGGCTGACGGCACCACCTGATTCGCAAGGCTAGGTTTTGGCGACTCGGGTTCTGTCTGCCGAGACTCGTTGTACGAGTTGAAGAAGTTCGCGATACGCCAAGCATCAAGCTTCTCGTAAGCATCGTCGAAGAGCTCCTGCCGGGGGCGACCCGTGTATGGGTCAAGTCCGCCCAAGTGAGCGAGGAATCCTTCGTCCGTGTTTAACTTCTCCCACTGCGGAGCTTCGCGACTGAGCTGATCAAAGAACTGCTGTCGCGCTACGCGGCGTTGCGTCTCCGTGACTTCCTGTACCTGCGCCTTCAGATTCGGATCAACACCCGGTGTGGCGTTACGCGCTACACGCTGGACCATGTCGATGAAGTCCTTACCGTACTGCTCGACCTCTTCCGGCTTAACGCCGAGGTCGGCAGGCTCTGCGGGCTTGGCTTCCGCGTCGCGGAGCTTCGTCTGCAGGTCGGTGATCTGGTCTTTCATCTCGCGGATGGTCTGCGCCATGCGCGGCATTTCCTTCGACAGACGCCCCTCTGCCACTTTCGCTCGTTGCTTCCAGTGGTTTAGGTCGCCATCGTCGGTAGGCTCTGCTGCCTTGTCCGGCTCTGCTTTCGCGGGGTCCACGGGGGGAGCGCTATCGGCAGGAGCTGGGGGTGCGGAATCTGCAGGTTGTGCGGGCGGGGTCTCGGCAGCCTTCGGAGCCTCAGGTGGTTGCTGAGGAGTTCCGTACGCCTGCTGGTAGATTTGCTCCGCAAGCTCTGCTTGCTTCTCAACTGACTTCGGTAGTCTTGGCATTGTCAATCCTCTGAGCCGTGTCCTACGCGCAAGAGAGCCTCTGCGGAGTCTCTGCCTACGTGACTGGAGTCAGGGCGGGTTATGCCGGAGAACCTCCGGCGGGGTTCATCTGCCTTCGAGTGAAAGCAGCTTGATCAAGTCAGAGAGTGCTTGGCAGTAGCCTTGCAGCTTGTGGGTCTGGATTTCTGCGGTGCAGTCCTCCAACTCCCCTCGCCTGTCCTCTCTGTACTTAGTCAACAATTCCACGAGCTTTTGAACGTCTGAGTCCCGTCTCAGACGCTCGACGAACTCGCGGGGAAATTGATTCATTACTTCTTGAAGGAGCCGCGCTGCCAGCTCATCTTGTCGTGATGTCTCGGCATCTCGCCGACCATGCCGCCGTTCGCCATCGGAACGCCGGTGGTCTTCTTCTTGCGAAGACCGGTGAGCTCTGCGGTTTCCTCATCCATGCCGAGCGGGAGCATGTCCTCCTCGCCGGCGTTACGCCCCATGAGGACGTCCTTCAACATTTGGCGATCGTCGTCGCGCTCTTTCTTCGTATCTTTGTAGCGCTTGGCGGCGAGGTAGCCCTCGCCCATGCCGGTAGCAAAAGATGCCCACTTGCTCATTACATGACTCCTTGCGGTTGTGGCTGCTGCATCAATGCTTGCTCGGCGGCTGCAGCCTCCGCCTCCTGTCGCGCCTTCTCTGCCGCGAGGATCTCCTCGGGCTTCGGCACGATCTTGTCGACATCAATGTTGAGACCAGTTGCCGCCTGACGCAGAAGCTCAGCGCGACCAGCCGGTCCAATGATTTGCAGGTCGAACGGATTCGCCGTGAGCTGCATGAACTCATTGCGGCGAGCCATCATCGTTTCCTTGAGCAACGTGCCTACCACGCCAGACGCCACGATCTGCATGTCGCCCTTAATGGTCGGGTCGTCGTCGTAGATCATCAGGTGGTCGTAGAAGCGGGTGAGCATTTCGCTCGTCGCCTTGTCGAGCGCAAGGATCGCCTGCTTGATTCCTTTGGCTGCGTTCTCCATGAGCATCGAAAGACCCGATGCCGTACGTCCGGCGCCCGAGACGTTGCTCGAACCATAGACGTAGTTCGGCACACCCGTGACTTCGTCAGCGACTTTCTGGAAGTACTGCATGACGTTCATCAAAGTCTCGGCGTTCATGTTCGGCTGGAAGAAACGCACAGCCGGCTGACCGCCACCGGTGCGATCCGAGGTGGTCTGCCAAATCTTCCACGGGTACATCTGCGTCAGGTTCTCGCCGTCCGGCAAGCGATCCACACTCACCTCGACCTGCGGACCCGAAGCAATACCCATGTTGTTCGAGAGCGCGCGGGCAGCACCGTTACAGATGATCTGCGTGTCACGCATGATCTCGGGAAGTCCCACGCCCCAAAACGCACCCGGGATGGACTCCCAGCTCGCCTTTGAGTACGGGCGGCGACCCAGCGGGTCCGGGTTCTGGATCGCTTTGATCACGTGCGAACCCACCTTCCAGCAGTTGACCTCGTACTCACCCTCGGGGTCGATGCCGCTGGTCAAGCCCCACTCGATGAGCATGGAGCCCGAGACGGAGCCCCAGAACTCGATCGAGTCAATGATCTCGGTGCCGACGAGCGTGTGGTTGCGACCCTCGAGCAAATTGCGCTCGCTGTCGCTCTGCTCCATGAACTGCATGCCACTACGACCGTACTGCTCCAACGCAGCTTTGATCGCCTCGTCGTTGTAGCCCGGTGTGCCAATCAGTGCAGAGAGATCCGCGCGCGTCAGCTGGTGGCGCTGAATGATGTAGCCATCTTGACAGGTGACTGCGTTCGGCGATGGGAAGATGTCGTAAGGCGACACGCGCTCAAAGGACTCCGCGATATCTTCGGAGACCTCGGGCTTGAAGTTGCGACCCCACTTCAGCGAACGCTTTTTCTTGACGGTCGGACCTTTGACGATCGCTGCCGGGAAGGTGACGAAGTCATAGATCAACTCAGACTGCGTCTCTGCCCAGCGCGCCTCGATCAGCTTGTCGAGCATGCGGCGCTCCATCTTGGTCGCCGCGCTCTTCGCCTGATCATTGAGCGCCTTGGTGACTGCCTCGTAGAGTTCCTTCATGCGCGCATCGATCGCGCGCGGGTCGATCGCCATGCCCTGCTGTTGTACGGCATCGGCTTCCATCACCACCGTCTCGATCACGCCTTCGCGCATCTCGTTCGGCAGTGAAGGTTCCGCAGTCGGCGTAAGCGACCACGTCTGCTGCCCAGTGGACAGCATCACGTCTTTGATCCAGCTCTCGGCTGCACGGCACTTGATGTCCGTGAGCATCATGTAGATATCCGAGCCGCCCGTCTCGCGAATCTGCGCAAGCTTGTCCGGGTCGTACTCGCCACGGCGCTGGCGCTCGCAACGGAGCAAGCGCTCGGTGATGTCCGCCTTGGCGGACTTCGCCTCCTGATAGCACTTGTCGATGTACGCAGCCAAAGACAGTACGGTCGTCTCAGGGACTTCCGTCTTGTCGATGTCCCGACGCAATTTGAGCGATTGAAGTGCCATGTTCTTTTAGACCCAGCCTGCAGCGGCGGGCACCCTTCTCACCGTCTTGGCTCTGACTGGATTCATCTCAGACCTCATGTGTAAGCATCCGTACTGCAATGCGTCGTGGATGTGACTGAACTTGTCCTTCACCGGGCGATCTTTGAATCGCGCCGTGCCGGACACCCTTAGCCGCTCGTAGCGGTAACCCCCGTTGAATCCCTTCCGCAGCATCTTGCAGCTGGGGTCGAGCAGGAATCCCGGCTCGCCACCAGACAGTCGCTGAAGGAAGTACGCCACTGACTCACGGCGAGCGATGAACTCGTTCGTCGGAGCTGGCTCACAAAGCAGCCCAAGCTCCATGAGCTCCTGCATGCAGGTCTTCTCGTCGGTCTGGCTGCGAATGTTGCCGGCAGGGTCGCCCACTGCCTCAACACGATATTTGCTGTACTCGCCGCGGATCACCGGGCGAACGATCTCGGAATAGAACTGGCGTATACCCATATCCTCCGAGACCAATTCTTTGAGAATCATCAGCTGACCACGGCTGTTCATCTGCAAGAACGCACACGCTGGCGTGAGACCGAAGTCGAACGCGAGGAGGATGGGCATCCCAGATACCGGGTTCAGCGACTTCTCGCTGAAATGAATCTTGTCGTTGTACTCCGGATAGACGGGCTTGCCGTCCATCGTCGTACCGTATTCGCCGAGCAGGAATACTTTGATCCAGTCGTCGGTCTTGCCGGCAAGCTGGTTCAGGTAGTACTGGTAGCCGAGCGAGTGGTTGGCAATGTTCTCGGCGTCCGGGTTCGGCAGGAACTGACCGTAAGTCGGTGACTTCGTGTCTTGGTCCCGCATCAAGCCACCGGGCTGCTTGAAGAATTTGAAGATCTCAGGGCGATCCTCTTCGGCGAGCTTGTACCACCAGCTGTCATCGTCCGGTGGGTTGGTGTCCATGATGACGCCAGTCCAGCTAGGTCCGCCGTTACGCTTGGAGGGGAAGCGTCCGACGCGCTGCGTGAGCATGTCGAGTACCGCCTTGTCCATCTCCGAGGCTTCGTTCATCCAGCCGCCAGTGAGTTCCAGTGACCTCAACTTGCCAACATCCTCAGGGCGATCGAGCGCCATGAAGATCGCTTCAAGCTCAAGTCCCGTACCGTCACCGATGTCCGAGATGTTGATGTGCGACGTGATGGGTGTGTCCCACTTCATCGTCGCCAGATCCTGATACCAGTCCATCCACGTCTTAATCGTGGTCGACTTGAGCTCAGGGTACGTGTTACGGCAGATCGCCCAGCGTGAGCGACGGATGCCGTCCGGTCCCGGCTGCTGTTCCAGCGCACGGGAGAGAATCTCAAAGCAACATGCCGTCGACTTGCCCGAGCCGACAGGACCCATCAAGCCACGTACGAACGAGCTGTCTTGGTGGAACGCCTGACTGACCGGACCCGGTGCGACGTAGTTGATATTCATCGTTGGCGGCTAATCCTTTGCAGCTCGCGCTCAACGCGCACCGCAGCCGCTGTCTGCAGAATCCACTCGAACGTATTCACGTTTGAGTTCCAGTCGAACACCGGCATCCTTACAGGAGCTTCGCTTCGGCGGCGCGCCTGCGCACCAAACCGGGCAGCACCTTCCCCCCGCCCCTCGTCCACTTCATCAGCTGCTCCTTCGCAGCCTCCCAATCCTCCGCATTCACCTTCCGCCTCAGCGTCGAGGTCTGCAATCTCCCCAGACCCAGATTGAAGGCGAAGTCCGTGATCGCTGCTAAGCGTGTCGGATGGAGCAAAAGGATGGGACATAGACGAAGTACCCCGGGAAAGAAGTCTCTCTCCAGTTGAAACATGAGGAGACCCGTCGCCACTTCCCGTGTGATCGGCGGATCGGTGAGCTCTACCCTACGACCGTCCAGATAGTAGGTCGCGCCGTACCCGATGGTCGGGACACCGGCGCTACACAAGTAAGGCTTAGACCGAAACCCCTCGAAGTGCTTGCACAGCTCCGAGGTAATCGACAAAGCGTCGCCCATTACAGCCCACGCTTAGCCAGAGTCCGGTCGAGGAACCAATAATTCAGGGTGCCAGCGACGAGAGCCGCGAAATCCGCGCTCATCATCGTCTTGAACACCGCATCCGGGCTCGCCCCACCAGCCCAAGCGTTGTATGCGTACCAGCAGTGGATGAAAGTCCACAGTGCCAGCACCCAATACGTCACGACGGGGCGCACAGAGGCGCTCAGGGAGGCTACCCAGCCTGCCCCAGCCGCCTTAACCATCTCCGTCTGCTGCTCAATCGCCGCATTGAAGGCGGACATGGCGCTCGTATCCACCGCAAGGTCGCGTTGGGCGCCAATCTCAGCCATTTTCTGCGCACCACGCTGCTCTTCGAGCTTGCATTGGCGATCGAACATGGACAATTCATGTGCGCGCTCGTTCTTTCGGTCGAACGCCTTGAGGAATTCGGGTACCAGACGGAACACACCGCCCAGTACGGACCCGAGTACACCGCCGCCGAGCAGCTCAACCATGACTTACGCCTTCTTCCGGCGCTTCGCGCGCGGCTTTTCAGGCTCAGGCTTCGTCTCTGGCTCTATGTCACCCCTCGCCACGCGCACCATGTGAAACAAATCACTCGCGTGGTACCTGCGGAAGGTGTTCGCAACCACCCCGAGTAGGCTGTACGACACAAAGCCAATCACGAAACCTGCTGGGATCTGCATCTCCCAGCTTGTCGGCAGTCCGAGGAGCAGTAAAACCGGCGGTCCGAAGATGACCGCACACGCCGTTGATGTCCCACCTCTCGTAAAAGCTTCCGTAATGGTCTGTGGGCGGATGTAAGCCATCATGCTGGAACCGCCAGCCAGCCCCGAAACCGCCGCCGTAAGCTTCTCTGTGACGTAAGACGAGACATCCATATCAGTGAACCTGTGTTGATTCATGGTTAGCCAGCTCGAATGACTGGATTAACATCCCCGCGAGCCTTTCGAGATCACGGGGTCCGTGCATTTCCCGCATGTCCACCTCCACTTCGTACTGGTGGATGTGCCCATGCAGGCTAATGAATCCATGTACTAGCACCAGAAACGGTGCCAGCTGTCCCTGCATCTCGCTGCGGTACCCCACCTGTACGCTTTTCAGCGGTTCGAACTGGCGTAAGTACTTCTGTAAGGCGACATCGAACATGCAAGGCTCCAAAAAAAATTACCGTTGAGTACAACAAGCCCCAGTACCCCCGGGGTACCCGTGGTCCACAGGGGGTCACACTAGGTGTGAGGGTGCAAAAAAGCGCGCTCACTGCGTGTGAAGGGGTATATATGGGGTACCAAACGCCGCCGGGTCGCGCGCGTGCGGGTCCGCATGGGCGTGCCCGAGCGTGCGCGCGGTCGATCGCGCCTGTGCGCCGTGCGCGAACAGCTGTCCGCGTGTGCGCGCCCGGTTAGTCAGCGCGCGAACAGGGGGCTCAACAGGGGCGAACAGTCGACCACCGGACTATTTGTCCGCGCGATCCTCTTGCACGATCAGCGAGTTACCGTCGATTGTGTGTCCCACGCTGTGGGGAACACGCGATATCCCGATGTTGAACGTGATGCCTGAGCGCTGCTCGACAGCCTGTTGCTCGCCCCACTTCTGCGGGCGCAGCTTGGCGGCTACCCACTTGCGGGCGTCCATGCGCAACCGGGCAGCCTGTATCTGCTCAAGGGTCCCAAACTGGGACTCGTCGGCGATCTCGACAATCTCGTCGGCGAGCGAGTCGGCGCGGTCTTCGTGCGCGCGTGCGTAGCGCTGCATGAAATCTTTCTGCTCACGCAGCC